TCTGCTGCTAAAAGACCAGAGTGTCGTTCAGCATCATCTTCATCAATAAAAAGATACAAGATGTTTTGTTGATTAAAACTAGGAGCATACGCTCCTTCATCTTCTTTTCCTTTAACGGTGAGTATGTACATTATTCCAACTGTAGAGATTCTGCATAAATTGAACCAATAATCGATTTCAAAGTATCTTTGTCTTCGTAGTCAATTTCTTCTATATATTTTTCAAGAAAGGAAAGTGTACCTTCAACCTCAATATCTCCACTAGGATTAATTTCTTCCTGAGTGTTGTCAATAATCTTGAGATCATGAGTCCCAGATTGATAGAGGCGCTCTACAATATTATCATATGCGTAGTAATTACTACGCTTCTCCACAATGAGTTTTACAAACTTATTTGAATACTCATTAGTATCTACAGAGTCAGGGTCTGTAACCGTATCGTTGTAGTAAATCTTCTCAAACATGTTGAAAGGATTCTTGATAAACTTCAGGTTTGTTGTCTCTGTATCAAATAAATGAAACCCTCGTACATCTCCAAAATCGTTCCAATACATTTGATAAGGATTTCCTAGGTAATATACATTACCATAATTAGAGCGATGGTGGAAGTGACCAGATAATACTTTCTTGAACTTAGAGAACACATCAGCACTCATCCCATGTTCCATAATGTATCCAGGGTGTGCTTCAAATCCTGACAACTCAAGATGTCCCATTGCAACTGTTGCTTCGGTATTGGCAATCTCTTCAAATGTCTCCGTCTCATTATCGACACAGATCCAGGGGATGAAGCAGATTGGTAAATTCCCAATCGTGATTGTTATTGGTTTAGTGATGTGAAAAACATTTTCATATTCACTCAAGAGCATGTTGACTGCGTTTAAGTCAAGAGTGTTCTTGTAATAAGAAGTGTGGTTTCCCACTACCGTGTATACAGAGATATCTCGTTCAGCAAGTTTGTCATAATAATTTTTCTTTGCCCAATCTAGTGACCAAAAATCAATCGACTTACGATTGTCAAAGGTATCACCAAGATCAAGCACAACAGAGATGTTGTTCTTATCTAATGTCGGAAAGAATACTTCATCATAAAACTTCTTCATGTAGTCATGAAAAATCTGACTACCCTTCCTCATGCCGAAGTGCTGGTCAGTAATAATAGCAACTTTCATCAATACCTCATTTTCTGTTCAAGAGAATTTTTAATCTGTTCGTATGAAGCGTCACACCCGTATTCATCACCAGTGAATACTTCACTGTATCCCGACTTCTCAATCATCTTGTTCTTAATGTCTACCTGCTTCTTCTCCTTCTGAATCCTCCGAAGGAATGCGTAGTAGATGATTTGAGTAAAGTATGCAAACGGATTCTGTGACTTCTCTGGATTGAAGTTATCAATATATGTAATGCAGTTCTCGATCCCGTCACCAATCATGTCATCCTTAAACATGTAGTTGACGAAGTTAGGTTTGTACGATAAGTGCTGGGCGATCTTCAGGAAGCACCCACCGATGTATTCACCGACAGGTGGTTTTGGATCTCCATTCTTTGCCGCGATCTCCACTTTTTTCTTGTATTGAACGATGGCATGAAGGAAATCCTTGTTGTTTACATAGTGTTCCTTTTCTTTAGGCATGTTAACTAGATTGGATTTCTCACCATATCATAACACAATATTGATGGCTTGACAAGGGTCTGGAATCTGTGTATAATAACTCGGTCAGAGTTCAGAAAACAGCTTTAAGTACTTAGAGTTATTCTTTATTATCTTTAGAATATGACTCTGAGTTCCACATATTTTCTAGAAGGTTTATAGCATCATCAAGATCAGAGATAAATCCCATGTCTCTATCTAATGGTACTTGACCTTCTTTCTTTTTTGGTGTGGGCGGTTGTCGTCTCTTCAGTTCCTTTCTGATCTCATTGTGTTCCAATTTTGCCAAACTGTGGTGGTAGAACTTGATGACTTCTCCTTCAACTTCTTTGAATGTAATGATGTCACTACCGTTAATAACGAATTCATTTTGGTGGGCGATTTTCATCCACGATTTAATTTTCATTCCCTGGAACATGCCAGGGATTTCAATCTCTTCAATTCCGATTGGATCTTTGATTGAGATGTAATCATCCTCTGGGCATGTTTCTGTAACAATGCAAATTAATTCTTCACCACATTTTAATTTAATACTTGCGTAAAACTCTTGCATACTACTTTCTGAATTTAATGTTTACAATTTCGTAGTCGAAATTTTCCTGGTTGTAAATCTTAATTCTTTCAAACAAATGATTTAATGTGTAGTTCGGTGACTTATCATTATTGCTAATGTCGTCAGCGATGTCATAAAGCACAGCACTGTTTTTATTTTCCCCCTTCCTTAAGACCCTACCAATTGACTGGAGGTTTCTTACTCTTGATTTTGAAGGTGATGCAAAAATAATGTTGTGTAATTTTTTAATATTAATGCCTGTAGAAAATGTCCCATAACTTGCGATGATGATTGCGTTGGACTCCTGCTCAGTGATTGCTCGGATCTCTTCTCGGTCCTTTACATCAACACCACCGTGTACAAAGAAAATCTTTCTATCAGGTTTAGCATTATTATTTATTAATTCATAAAGTGGTTCGCCATGCTTCTCCACGTAGTTAAAAAGAATCAAAGTATTTCCAGCAAGATCTAATGATAGATTCTTGATAAAATTATTTCTCTTTTCATGGGTGACGAGATATTCAATCTCATCTTGATACGTTTCAAATTTTTGATGCTGGTGTTTCAGTACAAGCACCTTGATTTTTAATCTTGAAAGATGCCCCTGTTTAATTAGGTCATTAGTGTTTGTAATCTTTTCGTAAGGACCGAACAAACCTTCAAGAACTAGTTTGTTTGTCTTACTACCATCTAGAGTACCTGTAAAACCAATACGATACTTTGCTTCGTAACACTTGGTGAGAATATCTGTCAGGGACTTTGCTTTAAATAAATGTGCTTCGTCACCAATAACAGCAGTAAACTCTTCAAAGAATGATTTTTTCTGTTTGTATACAGATTGCCAAGTGGTAATAGTTACTGGTTTAGGAGATACCTTTTCATATCCAGCATATACCTTATGGCAATGCTCTTCTGAATTCCATCCATAATCTTCAAAATCCTTATACATCTGTTCAACAAGAGATGTAGTGGGGACTACAATCATAATTTTTTGTCCAGTTTCTTGGAGAAACCGAACAATAGAATAGATCATAAATGACTTCCCAGACCCTGTAGGGGATACAATTAATTTACGCTTTTTTCTAAGTGCTTCGTAAATTGCTTTGTATTGGTAATCCCTTGCTTTTAAAGAAGTAAATCTTTTTACAAAGGATTTGACACCATCAAAAGATACCAGTTCGTCCTCAGCATCGGGCATTCCATAATACTGATTGTCAGCAAAATCATAAACATAACCCCGCTCCTTACAGAATTGTTCTACGTATTCTCTAAGTCCGCAATATAACTCTCCTGTACCAGGAGAGAACAATCTAATTTTACCATCCCAGTGGCGCTGCCTGTAGGCAGGCATGAACTTTGCACCTTCTACTTCAAATGTAAAATGGTCTGTTAATTCGTAAGCAATGTGTGGGTGCGTTTTGATTTGCAAGTATACTTCATTTTTCTTCTTGATAATGACATCACTCATCTAAACCCTTTGCATATTTCATCCAATCAATTGCATTCTTAATTTGGAATGAACGATTGTTAATATTATTTATTATCTCTTTTAATGTGTTCTCTAACTTATCATAGTAATCCACTATAGCTAGAGAGTTAATTACTTCTTGGTCTCCTTTGATGTAAATAGGAACTTCTGTTTTAATGATCCTATCATCAGGAGCAGTTTCTTCTCTTCCCATATAAAAACTGTACTTCTGTAAATACAGTTGGTTGTGGGCATATTCTTTTTCTTTTTTTAGTAGTTGAATCTTTAAATATTTTTCCAACCACTTTGCATGAAGTATTGGGATCCTACGTGCTTCTTCAAACAGATCATCTCCCATTGCAGCATCTTCACGCCACTCATTAATAAATTTATCATGTAAGTTCATAAAGTCAAATTCTTGTCAGTGGTATCGGTTAGTTTAAAATAAACATATCTAAAAGTCACTTCTGCAGTTAGATATTGTACATCAGATTGCTCGGTGCTAAACTCTAAAGTACTTAATGAAATTGGAGCAGCATCTAAAAATTTACATTTAAACGCAGTATTATAATTGCTGGTTAGAATTCTTAGAGTCAGATCAATGGTGTCTGGATCGTCTGTTTTGAAATCTTTATCTTGCATCTCCTGTTTAAATTCTTTCCACTGCTCTAAGTATTGTGGATAGGTAATTCCAACCATCCAATTATGAATCAATGCATAGTTTGCACAATATTCATCAACAAGAAATCTAACAGTAAGATTATCATAACTTAATTTGTCGGCACTCAATTGAAAATCATTAAATGGAGTTGCTTGTTGAGGACCACCCATACTAATTCCAGGAATATTAGCACTGACGCAATGAAATCCTATACTAGAAAATCCAGGAATATCTAATATAAATCCTGTTGGAGATAAAAAATTGTCGTTACATTGGGTCATGGGAGATCTCTAAACCAGGGGTGTGGAACAATGCCATAAAGAAAACAAGAACTTAATCTGTATTCAACGTCTTCTGGTATGTAGGCAACATGAGGGCGTTTAAATTCATAGATGGTCATTTTCCAAGGATCTGCAGGTGCTTCACCTTCATATGTAAATCCAAATCTACTTAGAGTTGCCTCATCTAAATTTGGAAAAGTATTACATGTTGCCTTTCGCATCCTTTCAAATTCTGGATTCAATGGATGAAACGGACGACATGCGAAATCAAAAAATGCATTCCAATTTCCATTTGGTTCTTTAATGTACTCACCTTCCCAACTATAGAATTTAGTAGAACTGGTTTGAATATTCTCGCTCATCCAAAAATTAGCAACAATACCTTCTATCATTTCTTGACAATCATTATGTGGGATACCAGCAGTACCTTTACATATTACATTTGATTTTTCATATTTGTTGATCCACCCCATTACACCATCTTTTTGTTTAGGTCTTTTGGATTCCCCAACAACATGCTTGTAAAAATCTCTTAAAAATACCCACGAAACATATTCCGTCTCTTCCCAAAATTGACTATTGATAACTTGAAACGGATTATTACTTGCTCCTTTATTTTCGTTAGTGTAGTTCTTTTGAGATTCTACTTTTTTAACATACTCATCAACACCTGCGGAAAATGGATTATGAATCACCCAGTATCCTGGTTCTTTATATTCATACCTAAGTTCATTGGGATGTGTCAGTTCAAGCATAGCAAATACCAGTTTTAATTATTTATAGACATAAAAAAAGGACCCCCGAAGGGGTCCAGTAAGATGTGAATGGATCACATGAGGTTTGCAACAGAAACTCTTCTGTAGTAAACGTTGGAGCTGAGGTTTGCTGCAGCAGCAGGATCAGCATCAGCGAGGTGGGAATCATAACCCTTAGCGAATGGGTTCAGGACCATGCCATAGCGGGTCTTGAATCCGATACGTGGCTGGAAGTCATCCTGACCAACGCTACGTACCATCTGCAGAGGTACATATGGGCAGTAGAACATACCAGCGTCATAAGGTGAAGTACCCTTATAACCGATGACGTAGTACTGGTTGCCTGACTGACCCGAAGCAGCAGAACCACCACGG